CATGCAAGAGCGCATGGAGCCTTGGGAAGGGGCATGCGGAGTATTCCACCCGATCCTGTCTGAGGCCGTAGTTCGCTTCCAAGCCGACTCCATCATGGAGACTTTCCCTGCCAGTGGCCCCGTGCGGACACAGATTATTGGGAAAATCACTAAAACTAAGGAAGATGCAGCCGCCCGTGTCCGTGAAGACATGAACTACCAACTCACGGTCAAGATGCCTGAGTACCGTGCAGAGCACGAAAGAATGTTGTGGAGCCTAGCCTTGGCGGGTTCGGCCTTCAAAAAGGTCTACTTTGACCCAAATCTTGATCGTCAAGTCGCTGTTTTTATTCCAGCCGAGGATTTTGTGGTGCCCTATGGGGCCTCAGATCTGCTGACCTGTGAGCGTTACACCCATGTGATGCGGAAAACGGTCAACGAAGTTAAGAAATTACAGATTGCTGGCTTTTACCGAGACGTTGACTTGCCCGAACCAGAGTATGGATCGGTAGATCGTAGCGATTTAAAGGCTCAAAGTGACGAAGCAAACATTGTTCACGACGACAGATATCAGATTTTGGAGATGCACGTCGATCTGGATATCGAGGACGACCCGCTTCGGGACGAGAACGGCATCGCTATACCCTATGTAGTGTCTGTCGAGAAGCAAACCCAGACGGTACTTGCCATCCGGCGCAACTGGAACCCTGACGACAAACTAAAAGCCAAGCGTTTGCACTTTGTTCACTATGTTTACATTCCCGGTTTTGGGTTTTATGGGTATGGGTTAATCCACCTAATCGGTGGTCATGCCAAATCCAGCACTTCTATACTTCGTCAACTCGTCGATGCGGGCACTTTGGCGAACCTGCCGGGTGGCTTGAAGACCCGTGGACTGCGGATTAAGGGTGATGACACCCCAATCTCCCCGGGAGAGTTCCGAGATGTGGACGTTGCAAGCGGGAAAATCAGCGAAAACATCGCTTTCTTGCCCTACAAAGAGCCAAGTCAGGTGCTATTGGCACTTATGGATAGGATCGTTGATCAAGGGCGCGGTCTTGCCGCCGTTTCTGAACTAAAGATCACTGACGTAAACAAGGAAACACCGGTTGGGACTACATTGGCCCTGCTAGAAAGATCTTTAAAGGTGATGTCAGCCGTTCAGGCTCGACTACATGCCTCGATGAAGATGGAATTTGGGCTTTTAGCGGCAATAATTGCCGAATTTGCCCCCGATGAGTACGAATATGAGCCACAAACCGATGATGAGATGGCTCCGGCGACCCGAAGCGACTACGAAGTTACAGAAATCATCCCTGTTTCCGACCCAAATGCGGCAACAATGTCTCAGCGGGTGGTTCAGTACCAAGCAGCCCTCCAGTTAGCCCAAACGGCACCCCAGTTATACGACATGGCGCAGTTACATAGGCAGATGTTGGAGATTTTGGGGGTACGAAACGTCGCAAAACTGATTCCGACGGCTGAAGATGAGATTCCAAAGGATCCCATCACGGAAAACATGAACGCAATCAACCTAAAACCGCTGAAAGCCTTCATTTATCAGGATCACGAAGCCCATATCCGGGTTCATATGAACTTATTACAAGATCCTTTGATGCAACAGATGATTGGGCAGAACCCAGCAGCCCCCCGTATCCAAGCCGCAGCACAGGCACATATTGCCGAGCACTTGGCGTTTGCCTACCGTCAGCGTATGGAGGAGGCTATGGGTGTTGCCCTGCCGCCGCCTGATATGAAGATGCCTGAAGGGTTTGAGGTTGAGTTGGCCCGTGTCGCGGCCCAAGCCTCTGACTTGGTGTTGGGTAAGAGTAAGACCGAGATTGCGGCACAACAGGCTCAGATCGCTGCCAATGACCCGATCACACAGATCCAGAAGCAGGAGTTGGCGCTAAAAGCAGCGGAAATTGAAAGAAAGTCTAAGAAAGACGCAACGGACGCCGCCGCTAAAGCAGATCAGATTCGGATTGAAGAAGAGCGTATCAAGGCTCAAGCCGAGATTGAGGGCGCTCGGTTGGGTATAGAAGTTGCCAAGGCCAAAGAAGATATGAAAGGACGCTTTGAGGCCGAAGGAGTACGTCTAGGGGTAGACATGGCACGGTTGAGACAGGACAAGTCAAAGCCACCTACCACCTAGGAGAACTAAATGTCTACATACATACAAGTAGGGGAAGTTAAGTCTTTTGAGGAGCAGATTAGAAAAAGACTGCGGGATCACTTAAACAATTCAGCCGACGACCTAGCCACCGGCGGCGCAACGGATTATGCCGACTATCGATTTCGGGTCGGCGTAATACAAGGACTTGCTATGGCAGAACGGGAAATCCTTGACCTAATCGAAATCGCTAAAAAGGCTGAAGATTCACTATGACAATAGGCGCAATTGACCGGGCGGCAACTGAAAACGCTGCTTCCCAAATAGACCCCATAAAGATGCCCGAACCATCGGGTTATAAGATCCTCATCACTCTTCCCAAAGTGGCCGAAAACCTCGGAGACTCAGGGCTAGTGCTGGCGGAAGCCACCAAGAAAGCGGAAGAAACAGCATCCTGCTTAGGGTTTGTACTTAAATTAGGATCGCTGGCGTACAAGGGTTCCAAGTTTGAAAGTGGCCCTTGGTGTAAAGAAGGCGACTTCATCATCATGCGTAATTATTCAGGCACTCGGTTCAAGATTGACGGACAAGAGTTTCGCCTGATTAACGACGACCAAGTTGAAGCCGTCGTGGACGATCCTCGTGGTTATACCCGTGCGTAAGGAGAAGTAAATGGCTAATGAAGAAATCGTAACAACACTAGAAACAATCAATAACGACCTGAAAGCCAAGGCAGAAGAGTCTACCCCAGACGTTGATTTGGGGTATGAGGAAGCGTCTGCTCAAGTGGCTGAAGTCAAGGCTTCAAAGGAGACCAAGGGTAAAAAAGCCCCCGATTTTGAGATAGAGATCGTGGATGACACCCCTCCCGAGGATCAGAACCGCAAACCTATGAAAACCGCCCCCAAGGAGACGGACGAGATAGATGCGGTCAACGATAAAGTCCAAAAACGCCTAGATGAACTAAAGCGGGCGTGGCATGACGAGCGCAGGGCAAAAGATAAAGCCTCTCGGGAGCAAGCCGAGGCTCTAGCCTATGCCAAGCAGGTTTTAGAAGAAAATAAACGCCTGAAATCAAAGTTAACAGAGGGCGAAAAGGTACTTCTTGAACAGGCACAGGCTCGTACTGACGTTGCGTTACAAGCGGCAAAACGTGGTCTCAGGGAAGCCCAAGAGTCTGGCGACCCGGATAAGGTTGCTGAGGCAATGTCTGAGATTAGTCGGGCCACTATGGAGCAGGAAAACTGGAAAAGATATCAACCCCAGTTTGCGGCTCAAAAAGAAGAGACTTTACAACCGGAAGATAATTCAGTACCTTATCAACAGGTTGTGCAACCGCAAGTGCCGCCGCCAGACCAGAAGGCAATCAACTGGTACAACCGCAACACTTGGTTTGGTGTTGACGAGGAAATGACGGCATTGGCGTATGCACAGCACGAGAAATTAGTTAAGACTGGGTTAAGTCCTCAGTCTGACGAATACTACGAGCGTATTGATGCTCGGCTTCGGCAAGTTTTTCCCGATAGGTTCGAGGAGAATGATTCTGCAAAAGATGAAACTCCAGAGCCACAGAAGGTAGAAAAACGCCAACAGACAACGGTGGTAGCACCGGCGACACGAACGACCTCAAGTAAAAAGATTACGCTCACCAAATCACAGGTGGCTATTGCTCGACGCTTGGGTGTCCCCTTAGAGGTATATGCGAAACAAGTTGCTATGCAGGAGAATAGATAATGTCAAGAATTGATCGTGCTTTAGAATCTCGTGAACGCGAATCTCGCGCTCAGTCATTTACCTATACACCTCCGCAGCAATTGCCGGATCCCGATCCACAAGATGGTTATACCTTCCGTTGGATTCGTACTCATTTCATGGGTCAGAGTGACGCTAGAAACGTCTCTATGGCACGTCGTGATGGATATGAGCCTGTACGGATTGAGGATCATCCCGAGATGGCATTTATCGTAGACGACCCCTCTAAGTTAAGTGGAAATGTCGAGATTGGCGGCTTGATGCTTTGTAAGCAGTTGGAAGAAAAAACAAAAGCACGACAAGCCTACTATGATGAGTTAAGCCATAGGCAGATTCAGTCTGTGGATAACAACTTCATGCGGGAAAACGATCCGAGGATGCCTCTCTTTACCGAGAAACGCTCTGAGGTAAGTTTTAACAAACGATAAACTCTTAGGAGATTGATATGGCAACAGTTCAAGCCCCTTACGGGCTACGTCCAATCAATCTGATCGGCGGACAATCATTTACTGGCGGCACAATCCGCAAGTATGCGATGACCACGAACAGTGCGACTGGCATTTTCTTTGGTGACGTAGTGAGCATTGCAGATGGACAACCTTCTGCTTTGACTTCTACCCCCACCACTTCCTCTGTTGGTGTTGTAGGTGTGTGCGTTGGTGTTCAATACACTGATCCCACCCTGAAATACTCGCAGTGGGCACAGTTTCTCCCTGCTAACGCAGTGAACTCTGGATACACCAACATTTATGTCAGCGTAATTGATGATCCTGATCAGTTGTATCAGGTTCAGGCTGATGGCCCTGTAACCGCTGCTGATATTGGTAACAACGCTGCTTTAGGCAACTTTAGCAACGGTTCTGTTACTAGCGGTAACAGTAAAGTAAATGTGTCGGCTACTACGGCTAACACTTCTACTTTGGCAGTACGCATCGTTGACCTAGTTGATGGTGCTCCTACTTTCTCAACACCCGGCGACTTGTTTACGGACTGCATCGTGAAGTTTAACTTCGGTGTACATTCGTACTATCAGTCTGCTGGTAGCGGCACTTAAGGAGATCTTAAATGGCTATTTCACGTTCGCAACTATTAAAAGAACTCCTGCCCGGACTTAATGCTCTGTTTGGTATGGAGTACGCTCGCTATGGCGAAGAGCATAAAGAAATTTATGCTTCTGAGACTTCTGAGCGTTCGTTTGAAGAAGAAACCAAACTGTCTGGCTTCTCAGCCGCTCCAGTTAAGTCTGAAGGCGCTGCGATTGCTTATGACAACGCGCAGGAAGCATTTACGGCTCGCTATACGCACGAAACCATTGCTTACGGTTTTGCGATTACTGAAGAGGCAATTGAGGACAACCTCTATGACTCACTCAGCGCTCGTTATACCAAAGCATTGGCTCGTTCAATGGCTTACACCAAGCAGACCAAGGCTGCTGCCGTTCTGAACAACGGTTTCACTAACTCCAGCCAGTATTACGGCGGTGATGGTGTGCCTCTGTTCTCGACTCAGCACCCGTTGATCTCTGGTGGTAACAACTCAAATCGTCCTACCACTGGTGCCGACCTGAACGAAACTTCGTTGGAAAACGCAGTTATTCAGATCGCTGCTTGGACGGACGAGCGTGGCCTGCTGATTGCTGCAAAGCCACGTAAGTTGATCGTGCCGCCCGCATTGATGTTCGTTGCAACTCGTTTGCTAGACACAGAACTACGTGTTGGCACGGCTGACAATGACATCAACGCTCTGAAATTCATGGGTTCTATCCCCGAGGGTTACACAGTTAACCACTTCTTAACGGATACGAACGCATGGTTCTTGACGACAGACGTACCTAACGGAATGAAGCACTTCGTTCGTACCCCGATGGCAACATCGATGGACGGAGACTTCGACACCGGTAACGTCCGTTACAAGGCTCGTGAGCGTTATTCGTTCGGCTGGTCTGATCCGCTCGGAATGTTTGGATCACCCGGTTCGTCCTGATGTAAAAGGGGGCTTCGGCCCCCTTGTTTAAATCTAGGATTTTTACTCTTATCGACTGACCTAGCAGACTTAGTAGAGATGATAAGAGGAAGTGCTACTACACGAGAGGATTATCATGGCACGTACTACTTTTTCAGGCCCAGTTCGGGCTGGTTATCA